CGGTTACACCGACAGTTACGGTTACACCAACAGTTACGGTTACACCGACAGTTACGGTTACACCAACAGTTACACCGACTCCAACTCCGACAGTTACGGTTACACCAACAGTTACGGTTACACCGACAGTTACGGTTACACCAACAGTTACGGTTACACCGACAGTTACGGTTACACCAACAGTTACACCGACTCCAACTCCGACTCCAACTCCGAGTCCAACACCGACTCCAACACCGAGTCCAACACCGAGTCCAACTCCGAGTCCAACACCGACTCCAACACCGAGTCCAACACCGAGTCCAACACCATCGCCTAGTCCATCACCTAGTCCGACTGTTATTGTGACTCCAACAGTTACGGTTACTGTTACCCCAAGCCCGACGCCGACTCCAAGCCCGACTCCGAGTCCATCGCCTAGTCCATCGCCTAGTCCATCGCCTAGCCCATCACCATCACCAGAGCCAGAAGATATACTTCCGTTCTTAACAGGTATGGGCAGCACGAGGACAGTAACGACGCAACCATCGCCCGCTACTGAAATAGACTATTTTTTCGACATTGGTGGTGAAAGTATTTTTGCTCCTACTGCATTAGGTGCTCAAGACCAGAGAACACGAGGGCCATTTGAGTTTTTTGCAGAAGGCGGATTTGTAGACGAAAGTAATGACGATTTTGATAGAATATTGCGCTTACTTAGAGGCATGTAAAAATGAGTTTTTTCTCTGATTTAAAAGATCAAGCTCTTGGTTTTTTAACCAAAGACGACGGCAGTTTTGACTTCAATAAACTTGCAGGCTTAGGGCTTGGGGGTTACGGCATCTATTCGCTTTTGCAGGGTAGTGACGACACTGCTAATAGACCCATAGGGTACACTGGCGGAATACCAAAATATGAGTATAAACGCGAACTATTGCCAAATGCGTTTGCTTCAACGTACACCGCACCCCCTACTGAAGAGGGCGGTTTACCTACTGTAGTGCCGCGTAGGCCGGGTAGTGGGGGACGTTACTATTTTACACAACAAAGTGGTGATTCTTTTGTGCCTGTTGCACCCACTACAGAAATGGCGGGAGGCGGCCTAGCTTCTTTGGCTGGGAGCGGCCAAGGCTACTACCTAGGTGGCCCTACTGACGGGATGGCTGACCTTGTACCTGCTACAATAGATGGAAACCAACCGGCGGCTTTGAGCGACGGTGAATTTGTAATACCTGCTGATGTAGTTAGTCATTTAGGCAACGGCAACTCAGAGGCAGGAGCACAACAACTATATTCAATGATGGATAGGGTGCGAACAGAACGCACTGGGACTACCAAACAAGGCCCAGAGATCAACCCTATCAAGATGATGCCAGCTTAGGAGAATAAAATGTCAAACGGTGCAACAGGAACTGATGCAGGACAACTGTTAGGGCAAGAGTCCTCTTTGTCTTCATGGGCTGGCCCCTATGTAACTGATATGTTGGGTAAAGGCCAAGCTTTGGCTCAAACACCTTACGTAGCGTATCAAGGCCCACTTAGCGCAGGAGCCTCAAGCTTACAGCAACAAGCATTTACTGGCCTAGCCGGATTGAACATGCCCGCTGCTAGTACTGCGGGGTCTTTTACAGGTGCAGCTTACGAAATGACGGGTGGTTCCCCTACTACTGTTACTTCACCTACTAGTGTTGTGCAGCAGTACATGAACCCGTACATAGAAGCAGCACTGCGGCCACAATACGAAGCAGCTACAAGGCAAGCTCAGATAGCAGCGCAAAACTTGCAAAGTCAATATGGCAAAGCAGGTGCTTATGGAGGCTCTCGTCAAGGCATAGCCGAAGCTGAATTACAACGAGGTCTTTTAGACAGACTTTCAAACATAACCGGACAGGGCTATGCACAAGCTTATGACAAAGCTGCTGATCTGTTTGGACGTGAGCAAGACTACGGCTTACGTGCGTTAGCCGCACAACAAACGGGTGGAGCACAGCAGCGTGCTATAGAGCAACAAGGCATTGCTGCGGATATAGGACAGTTCAGAGAAGAGCGTGATTTTCCTTATAAACAAGTACAGTACCAGCAATCTTTGTTGCAAGGGCTACCGCTTGCTACACAGTCCTACTCTTACAGTGAGCCGGGTGCTTTTTCGCAGTTCTTAGGCAACGCTTCTGGCATTATAGGGTTGTTGCAAGGGCTTGGACTAATAGAGTCACAGGGGTAATAAAATGGCCGGCATAGATCAAGAATTAGGTATGAGAGAAATGGCTGTCATGGGCAACCCCCAAGCAGCACAGCAGAAGTACGCGCAAAGCAAAAACCTTTTAGATTTGCTTGTTGCTCAAAAAGTGAGCAATGACTATGCGTCTGCACGTAATGCCATGCAAGCAGCTACACAAGCTCCGACAGGTTCAATTAAAGATCAACTGGACATGTCTAACGCACAAGTTACCAAGAACGACATAATGCGCTCTATGATGCCGGGGGTACAGATGAAAGCTGCCCGTGATCAACAAGCCATGCAACGTCGGGCTATGGGCATCCCTACCCAACCTGCACCCAACATCCGTATGGCTGATGGCGGTATTGTGGGTTATGAAGACGGGGGAATTATCCAACGGATACTAGATTTCTTCCGGCGGGATATGCAGCCTATAACCGAAGAGCAGTTAAACGAAGCAGATAGGATGGACTTAACAGGCACGTTTACTCCCAGAATGATGGCGGAGAGAAACGCAGCCATTGATGCGCGGACTCGTGCCCCTGCGCCTCGCCCTGATGACAGGGCACCAAAAGCGCAAGTTGTGTCCGGCCCTCCTACTCGTGCTGAGAAGTTTGCTCAAATGTTCCCTAAAGCACGCGAGTACGTCAATCAAGGTGGCGGTAGTGCTATGGGTGGCCTGCAATACCTACAGATGATAGGCAGAATGCAAGAGGCCGCTAAACAAGAAGAGGCACAAAACGCTGCAAACTACATAAAGATGTTAGCGCGGTCTCAGGACATGATAGACGAAGCTAACCCTGCTAACACTCTACCGCCCGAGGTTACGTTGTTTGAAGAGGGTGGAGATGTAGAAGAAGGTTACATCAAACAGAAATCAGATGAATTCGTTGAGTACGTTAAAGAAAACCCTCTTGAAGCATTAGGTTATGCTTCTATGTTACTACCAGTAGGAGGTGGCGTAATCGCAGGAGCTAGAGGGTTGGCTGGGTTAGCCTCTAGGTTTGGCCCCAGAGCCTTGTCTGCATTACAAGGTGCAGGACGAGCTACAGCATCCGGAGCCAGAAGAGCAGGACAAGCTGCTGTAAGTAGACCTATTACTCAAGGTTATGCGGGAGTAGTTAGAAACCCAGCAACAGGCCGTATGATGTCGGTAGAACAGGCCAGAAGGGCAGGCGTCCCGTTGAATCGTCAGTTCTCTCCTGCCCGCACTGGTACCACCGTTGGAACCGCTGCATTTTTAGCGGATGCAATACTTAACGGAGAAGACCCAGCAGAAGCACTTGCTGGTACAGGCGTAACTAAAGAGCAGTATGATGCAGCCACTGCCGGGCCAGCTAGACCACAGGATGACGCTACTCGCAGCGACAAGTCTATCTTAGAGCTATTACAAACCGGCCCCGTACGGCCTGAAGAACCAGAAGAAGATGGAGGCTTTTTTGCTAACATCGACTTTGACTTACTGAGAGAAGCTGCCGCAGCCGGTGCTGGACAGACTACTACTTCTGGCGCATTAGCGGGTCTTGGGCGTGGTGTAGGCGCAGAGAAACAACGCCGTGAAGCTTTAGCCTCTGAAGAAGCAATGGAAGCTGCCAAGATTGCCAGCCAACGGTACGGTTCTGAACTAGACTATGAAGCAGCTATGGCAAGGCTTGGGCAAGATGAGCGAGAGTCTATACGCACTGCTCAAACCGCTCTTATAAGAGAACAAATGGGCATCGACGCCGCCGCAGCAAAAGAAATTCTAAGTGAAATACAAGACAAAGACCCGTTGTACTACGAACGATCTATGCAAATCATGGATGAGTACAGAGACCAACCTGAAATGGCGGGGGCGTTACTGAATGCTCTCTTAGAAAACCGACTTTCTGCCAATATGGATATAGTAGCGAACGTGCTGGGTAGGGGAGGAGGGCTAGACCTACCTGATTTGGGTACTGACGAAGAAGATTAAGCGATGCCTTTAGCCAAGACGCGTGACCCATCTGGGGAAGAGTTTCAGTATTACGTACCCAAAGGCACAACTTCAGAAGAACGGAAAGCTCTAGCTAGAGACGCCTACTTCAAAAGACGCCAAGGTATAGACGTAACTCAACCCCCGCCTCCACCTGAGAGCACTATCGGTGGGGAGCTTATGCGTGGCGCGGAATCACTCGCGTCGGCTTTACGCACTACTGCTGGAGCCGTACTGGGTGACGAAGAAGCAGCAGCCCTTGCTGCACTAGAGCGTAGTGAAGATATTGCTCAAAAATACGGCGAAGGCCCATCCTTCCAAGCTGTACGTGAAGCGGAGGGTGTTCTACCCACCATCAGCACCGCGCTAGGACAGATACCACGAGCCTTAGCAGGGCAAGGCGCTCAGTTAGGTGCTACAGCAGCAGGTGCAGCTACAGGTGCTAGACTAGGTGCTCGATTCGGCCCAACAGGTGCAGTCGTAGGCGGTGGTCTAGGCGCACTAACTTCCCTCATACCGCAATTTGCTGGTTACAACATTGAACGTCAGGCTGAAGCAGACATAGCCGAGGGGCGTCCTGTAGACATTGATACAGGGAAAGCACTAGGAACTGCTGCACTACAGGCTGTGCCGGAACTAGCAGGCCAGTACTTTATATTAGGCCGAGGTGTCATCAACAAGATACTCAAAGGGGGTCTTGGTGATACGACTGAAGCTGTAGCTAGGGGCAACGCAGAGAAGCTCATACAGACAGCACGGGAAAAATTACTCCCAAGCCTTAAAAAAGGCGAGCGCGGTGTAGGTGCTATAGGTCGTGGTATTGCTACCGGTGCTGCTGCGGAGATACCTACAGAAGTAGCACAACAAGTTCTGGAAAGAGCACAAGCTGGCTTAGATGTACTGTCTGAAGAAGCCTTAGCAGAATACGGTGAAGCTGCGTATCTGGCAGCAACAATAGGCGGCACTCTTGGCCCCATCGGTACTATATCTGGTCGAAGTGCCGCAAGGCGACAGCGTGAAGAACTAGCGGCTCGTACAGGGGAAGTACCTACTGAACCAACAACAGAACCAGAAGCAGAAGTTGTAGAAGTAGTTGAGGAAGCCCCCGCTGAACCCCCTGCTGCACCACCAGTAGAAACAGAAGTTGATCTAACTGAGTTAGGAGAAGCTCCTGCTGATGTAGACGAAGCCGCTATTCAACAGCAAACTCTTCTTGCAGAAGAAGCTCGTAGGGAGCAGCAAGCAGTCGAGGAAGGCGTCGCTGACCCCGATATTGAGTTTGACCAGCCGTTTCTTGGAAGACCCGGAGAAGGTGTAACCGAGGAGCAAATACAGCAAGCGTACGCTGCCGAACAGGAAGCTACTGAGGAAGCGACTGAAGAAGCTCCTGTAACATGGGAACAGGACATTGACCAGCGAAATGCTGCTGATGCTGCTAAACGACAACAAGAGTTTGAAGCACTAGCGGCAGAAGAACAAAAACCAGCCGAAGTAGTCGAACAAGAACAAGAAGTAGAAGCAACGGATTTAGAAACAGAAGCAGAGGCATCCACTGTACCTCAAGAATCCGTGTCTGAAACTGCTAAAAAAGAAGAACAAGATGCAGAAATAGACGCACAAGTAGATGCGCCCCCTAGATACAGAACTAGCGCAAAGGTAGCAGCACAACGAGCGTTAGATCAAAAGAAACAACGCCTCCAAGAGAGACGAGATAACGTCGCTACTGCACAGCAAGAACGGGTAGCCGCTACTGTCCCCACTGTAGAAGAAGCGGGTATAGACACAAAAGCGTTAGCACAAAAGTTTAATATAGCTGAGACTGCGGCGGAAAGAGATTCGCTTATATCTGGTATAGCTTTTAACAGCGTGTATGGTAAACCAGAAGCAAAAGCTACTGCATTAGCAGAAATAGCAGAGATAAGCACAAGCCCTGAATTTTCTGAACAAATAAAACGAGATGTAATCGCCGCTCAAAATAAAATAAGGCTTGATAATAATTTAGAGCTACCTGCCAAAGCTTTAGCCTCTACCTCAATGGGGTTAGAGCCAGAAGTTATGGAACTCCTTCGTGACGGTAGGTTGGTTGACGCTCTTGATACGCTAGGAAGAAACAAAGACAAGACTGTATCAAAGGTAGCCCGTGCTGTTAGTGCGGCCATACTAAAAGACGGTGGCACAAAAGTTACGCTTGAGTCTGGGTTGATGTCAACTGACGGGCGGCTGTTGGCTGGTACGTTTGATCCCAAGACCAACACAATAATTATCAACAGTGATTTAAACCCCACCACTCATGTTCTTTTGCATGAGGCGCTTCATGCTGTCACTTCCCACGAGATAGCAAACAAGGCCAGCCCAATAACCAAACAGCTACAGACACTTTTCGATAATGTCAAAGACAGACTTGATAGTTCTTACGGTGCTACTAGCCTAGATGAATTTGTAGCCGAAGCGTTTTCAAACCCAGAGTTCCAAACAAAGCTTGCCTCTATGAACGTCAAAGGCGAAAAGCTAGGCGCATGGGAAAGATTCACAAACATAATTAAAAACCTTGTTCGTAAAATACTAAAACAACCTATTACTCAAGTAACTTCGGCGCGAAACGAAGTGGACAAACTAGTCACAGAGTTGATGTCACCAGCTCCAGAATACCGAGATGCAGCACGGTTGAACATGGCCGCTACAGCCAAAGAAGAAGGCAAACTGTTTGGGAACATACTAAACAGTTATGGTGGCCCTATAACAACAGACATGATCAACACGTACAACGACACCATGCCGGGGCTATCAAATACAGCCAGAGATTACTTCTTACGTGCGTTACCACTCAACTCTATTGCAGATTTTATTAAAGACAGCAATAACCCTGTACTAAGAGAGCTTGGAGCAGAGTTAGATGAGTTGTTTAAAGTCATCCAGCAAAAGAATGGGTCACGACAACTGTACCTACGTAAGACTAAAGATACTGCTAAACAACTAGATGCTGTATTTAAAGAGCTTGGTAAAGAACAACGCGATCTTTTTAACAAAGTTGTTATGGAAAGCACGTTGCGTCGTGTTGATCCTACTAAAGAAAGAAGTTACTACGAAGGTTTTCGATACAGCTATGTAGATCAAGATGGCAAAGAGTTTCGCTCTAAACCATATAAAACAAAAGAGCTACGTGACGCTGCAAGAGAAGCAGACAAAGGTTTAGAGCGAGCCAAGAAAGAGCATCCTACTGGTAATGTTGCGGTGGCTGTAACCAACCCAAGCGAAGGTAAGTTAGAAGAGTACACTCGCGTAAAAGATGACTTTAAAAAGTTAAAACCTGAAGCGCAAAAAGCATATGAAACATTACGTGACGCTTACAGTGAGGCTTACACAGAGCTGAGAGTTACTATAGTAAACCGGATAAATGCTATCAAGACAGATACTGAGGAAGCAGTACAAGCAAAACAAGCTTACAAGGATAAGATATTACTAGAACTTCTTAACAAAGAATCTATTGAGCCATACTTCCCGCTGTATAGAAAGGGTGACTTCTGGTACAACCATATGGGCTTTGATCCATATACTAATAACCCAGAAACTTTCAAAGTTGCTTTCGAGTCTGACAAAGAACGACAGGCTTACGCAAGGTTAATTGAAAGTGACCCTGAGTTGAGACAACAAATCCTCAACAGCAAAGCAACAACTATAGTAGATATTAGAGAGGCTGCTAGAAAAGAGGCTCTGGACAGTGGTGCAACCCCTCAAGAAGCCGAAGAAGCAGCGTTCAGAGCAGCGTTAGAACCAACATTTGCAGAGCGCCCAACAAATGCCCGTGGAGAAAAGACTGCGGTAGACCTTCAGTGGGCGCAAGGGTTACTGGCTGATGTAAGACGTAAGAAAGATGCTGCTGGAGAAAGAGCCAAAGCTAAAGCTTTAGAAGATGGTTTAAGTGAAGCAGAAGCAGAGAAAATAAAAGATCAAACACTGAGAGCCGGTAACGCTATAGATTCGATAGTACAGGATGCGCTGCTAGATGCTATGCCCGAACGATCTTTGGAGAGAGCTTTTAAGCGCAGACAGAACGTCCGTGGCGCACAGATGGACGCTATAGATGTATTCCGGCAGCGTATGCCAGCTTTCTTGGGGCAGGTAGACAAGCTCAGATTTGACCAACCTCTCAGACAAAGACGCAATAACTTAGACGCTATTGCGAGCAAAGCAAGGAATACTCCGGACTTAGAGTACGCCAAACAAATAGCGAGAAAGGGTGGAGAGTATATAGACTTTGTTAATGACCCGCAGATAGCCACTTGGTCACGCGCTTTAAAGAGTGCGGGTTTCTTCATGACTTTGGGCTTTAACTTGTCTTCTGCTGTAGTCAACTCATTCATCTTACCGGTTGTAGTGTTCCCATTCTTAGCCGGAAAGTACGGCATTGGGCCAGCTAGTGCAGCTATGTATCGCGCTATGCGGATGTATATGGGCACCGGTATGCGTCGTAGATTAGAACCATTCGGCGGAGCGCCCGAAGGTACGGAGTTTGACGGCCCATCCTTAGCTAACCTAGACCCAGAAAACTTACCCGAAGAATACAGGCAATATAAGCCACTAATAGAAGAACTTGTTTCCAGAGGAGCGGCTAACACTTCTACTGTAGGTGACATGCTTGATATAGATAACCCAATGGGTGGTCGCCTTGAAAGGGGTATGACTAGAGTTAACGGTATTTCAGGTTTCCTGTTCCACCAAGGCGAACGCTTAAACCGCCAAGTCACTGCAATGGCTATGTATGATTTGGCAATGGACGCACAGAAAAAGAAGAACAAAGGTGCTGACATTACTGAAGAACAAAGGAACAAAATACTAGACGACGTGTTTCTCGATATGGAACACACCAACAGTGGTGCGTTAATTGAGACTGCGCCCAAGCTTGCTCAAAATAATATCGGTAGTGTGCTACTTATGTACAAACGCTTTGGTGTATCTATGGCTTACCTCCAAGCCAAGATGGCAAGGCAAGCGTTGAAGATTGGCAACTACAGTGAAAAAGAAACTGCGGAGGCTAAAAAACAATTAGTCGGATTGTTTGGTATGTCTGGCCTACTGGCAGGAGTACAAGGTTTACCTGCATACGGCCTTATTGCTGGTGTGATGAATCAGTTCTTCTTGGATGATGAAGACGATGACTTCGATAGTCTAGTTGCATCTTACATAGGAGAAGGCCCGTACTCTGGAGCATTAAACGAAATATTTGGCTTAGACATAGCCCCACGTATCGGTATGAGCAACTTATTGTTCAGAACACTACCAAACAAAGAGTATGAAAGTAATTTAGCGTACTGGGCTGAACTTGGTGGTGGCCCACTTCTTGGTATCGCACAAAGAATGGATCGTAGCTATGACCTATTCATGGACGGAGAGTACCGCCGTGGTATAGAAGGATTTGTACCTTCAGGTTTGGGTGGCCCTCTGAGAAGCATCCGTTATGCAACAGAGGGAGCCACTACGTTGCGTGGTGATCCTATCGTAGAGGATATGACCCCCTTATCTATCGCAGGACAATTTTTTGGATTTGCTCCAGCAGGATACATAAAACAGTTAGAGATCAACGCTCGTGATAAACGAATAGATCGTAAGATCAACGAAACTCGTACCAGACTTCTTCGCCAGAGATATGTAGCCTTTAGAGTAGGTGACTTTGAAGGTGTCCGTGACGTAGATCAAGAAATAAACGAGTTCAACCAACGTAACCCCGAGGTAAGAATTACTGGGGATACTAAGGCTAGGTCGTTACGACAACATAAGATTACTAGTCAGATAGCGCGTCAACTAGGTGGTATAACGATCAGCCCACGTAGGTTGGACAAAGTGATGCAGAAGAGGCTAGAAGAGATGGGCGAGAGAGACTTTTTCTTGTAAAAAAATGCCCCCACAAGGAGGGCAATGATCTCTCTACGAGAACGATGAGAGCGCAATGTACCACAATATAGTGTGGTAGAACAACGTAGAACCACTATATATCGTCTTTTTCTACCGTTTCTACGGGCTGTTCCTCGCTCCAATCCAGCTTTAAAACATAGGTTGGGGGTAAATTTATCCCTGATATGCCTGTACCGAGCCTGTATTTGGCATCTACACCCCCCAATTCATCAATTATCAGACGCCGCATGTGGCTGTATTCAAGCTTTCTATTACCGCACCACTTCTTGAACGGTGTTGGTAACAGGTACGCAATGTTGGTTTGGTTCTCTATCCTAGCCACAATCTTATACATCGGCTTATCGGTGTCTCTCAGGTACACCTCTAGCTCTGGGTCTATGACTGCATCTTGAGAATCATTTACTCTAATTATATTGCGATTGTTTTCGGCGAAGTACTGGGCAAGTATGTCTCTTATATCCAGTACGGCGGCGGTAGTATCACTGCGTGCTTTCCGTAGCATCTTGCATATCCAATCCTCAAGGTTGGCTATGTTAAGGTTATGCAGCCCTATGCGTTGAGCAATGCTTAGTCCAGTTATCACAGCAGCAGCCTGCCACAACCAGAATCGGTTTTGTGCTGTCAGCCCCGTACGGTCTATAAGTTTGTTGACGTGATGAAGTAACAAACCTTCCGCAGCTTCCTGATTCTTCACTAACTTCTTTATGTAAAGTTCACCAGCCCACCCATAGTTGTTCTCTAACAACTTGTTAAGCTCAAAGCCTTCTTTGGTGGTATCTGCATCTTCTTCAAGCTTTACCAAAGTCTCTGCTTCTAACAGACGTTGTGCTTCTCCTTTCGGATGCTGCCTGAAGTCTGCTGATATGGTGTCGAGAATGCCTGTATTACCACTGGTCGGTACCAGAGTAGCCCACGGCTTGCCTCTGTAACGCTCTACAGTCTCGCCTGAGTTACCCCGCAGACGGTTTCTCTGCATACCCTGACTGACTGCATAGGCGAAGTTACTAAGCTCTTTACCGTCTTTGTTGGACAACTCGTCTAGGTACACAACGATGTTCTTGTATGTCTCTGTAACTTTCCACACAGAAGCAAACGTATCATCACCTTTCTGTACTACTAGCGAAGGGTTGCCCCACACGGACGCACCAGCAAACTGACCGGTAGACTTACCGAAGCCCGACTCGGTGCTTTTCAAGTGGAAGATACTGCCAGCTATCTTTGGTGCAAAGATCATTAGCGGTGCAGCAAACGACATACCGAACATATACTGATGCGGCTCAAACCCCACTTTGTCAAAGAACTCAGGAATCTTCTTCCACTCATCTAAGCTACCGCTTTTGTCGAAGTGTGCGAAGTATCCCTCTGTTATTGAACTGGGGTAGTTGGGTTTGACCTCGTTAGGAAATACCTCTCGGTCACCCAGAATGAAAGACTTGTTATTCTCAGTCCAACCAAACTGCTCTGCCACACTGTGCTCTTCCATGTGCTCTTCAGCGTGATCCACAAGAGCCGCCACGAAGTCCATAAGCACCGCAGGTTTCATAGTAAAAACACCGCGCTTGGTCAGCTCTACCTTAAATGTTTCTCTACCAACAAGTTTATAAGCAGGTATCATAAAGTCTCGGATACCATGTCGCTTAGTATGATGACGAAATATAAAAGAAGTGCCAGCTACTCTGTCGCGTAACTTGCGTATGATATACAGATCAGTGCTGAGTACTTCCTTTATCTCAGCGTTGCCATCTTTCATCTCCCTAAGACCTATGCCCCCACCCTCGTACCTGAAATACGGCTTCGGGTATTTGGGGATAGTTACTGTAGAGGGTGCGTCCTCTGTGTTCTTTGTGTCTAGCGCAACCTCACTATTGTCTGGAACCTCTACTGTGTAGCTTTCCTCAGACGCCTCGTTTGGAACTATGGCTAGACTTATCGGGCTTTTGAATCTGTCGTTGTCCTTGTGTGGGCAACCCTCGCAACCCTCTGGGTACTCCTCTTCAAACCTCGCGCAACTGTGCGGTGCCTCAATGGTACGCGCTACGTTATTGGTTTCTTCTACAGTGTAATCTTTGTACCCACTAGATATAGCGTGCACGTTCTCCATACCACGCGCTTCGCTTATATCTATGTCAGAGAACTTTGCTATGGACATGACGTGCGTCCACAGCGCGTAATTTATTGAGTCAGGCTCGCGTATAGCTCTGTCTATCTGAGCGCAGCCCGTACCGTTTACTGTTTTATCTAGCAGTACCTCAAATCTTTTTATCACTCTGTTGCCCAGAGCGTTCTTCATATCCTCCTGATCTTCTTCAGAGAATTCCTGTACAGAGAGAACTGGTATCAAATCTTCGGGTAGCTTGGACGAAAACTCTTCCAAACTAATTACGCCATCGTTGTGGCTGTACACAGTGCAATCTAAAGGGGGGCTAGTCTTGTGGTTGCGTGTCCCCGGTACGCGTAGGATACGAGCGGCATCCGCAGTAACTTGTACGTCTGCTTTTAACCCTGCATGTTTGCAGGTTCTCTTTAATTGTTCCGCAACGGTGATCCATTCGTCCCTACCGTACGGTTTATCTAGCACCCAGTAGATATGCCAGCCTCGCCCTGAATCAACAAGGACAGATGGGTTTGGCAGGGTGTAGCGTTTAGTAAATTCTTTTAGTGCTGTATAAGCTTCAGTCTTAGTTGGATAGTCTTTTCCTTCACCGCAATCTATATCAAGGAATATAGTCTTTAACTGCTGTACGTTGTTCTTCTCGCGCTTTTCCGTTTTGAACGTAGCCAGAGCTACGTATACATTGTTGTCGTCCTTGTTAGCAGCGTCTATATGGGCCAAAGCTTCTTCCTTTGTCTTGGAAAATTTAGCCTTGATCCCCTCCTTCATTCCGACTGTGCAATAGAAACCCTCACTTCCTAAGACAGTATCTAAAAACTGTCGAGTATCCATAAGTCATATATCGTAGAGAGAAACGCCCCGAAGGGCGTCTCAGGTTAAAAGAACAAAAGTTATTAGTCATCAAACTCATCGAGCATTGAAGACAGATCGTCATCAGCCGGTGGCTTCTTCTTAGACTCACGAACCTTTGGTTCTGATGGCTCTTCTGGTTCTTCTTTAGCAGCTTCTTTAGGAGCTTCAGTTGGAGCGGCATCAAACACGCTTTCTTCATACTGAGTGAATCCTTCTTGTGCATCGAACACAGAAGTATCAGTACGTTCTTTCAGTTTGATTACTTGAACTTGCCGTAACCGTAGAGATACGCTGCTGCCCATACCACCGCTATAAGGAATCAACTCTACAAATATATTCACAATACTACCTGTAGTGAGTTGGAAATCCTCGGGTAAAGGTTTGGTTGCCGCATCAAATAACTTTGGTGGGCTTTTGTAGGACGCAGCTATTTTGGCTTTACCTACAATACCGCCATCTTCTGGCTTCTTGAAAGGCATAGACATACCGGGCCAGCTATCTTCCCGATCATCTTCATAGGCACTAGTCATCGCTGCTAGTAGCTCTTTAGCTTGCGCTTTGTCCAGCTTAAAACTCATGCTGTACTCAGCGCCCTGATCAGTAGCTGCACAAGGTACAGTGCCGCCCTTACCGTTCTTACCACCCGTAGATGAGAAGTGGTATGGCTGATCTAGTCGCGGATATAACGCTTCCACGTTGCGAATCATAAAAGTTTTCTTACTCATAATCGCTCTCGTATAAACAAGGGTTAATGTGCTTTGGCTTTGCAGCCAAGATTAGATACTGCGGTATTACTTTTGAACGTAGACTCCTTCCCCTTCAACAACATCAAACATACTTTGAACATTGTCACCTTTGGGGGTGTTAGATTTGAAAACAAGTTTCACTAATTCCTTAGTGTCTGGGTCTTTCTGTGCGTGCATCGCAATTGAAAGTTCTCGCTCTTCCAGTGGTCGCACTGCTTTGAAATACAGCTTAGGTATCGAGGAATCCGCATCGAACCTAGCTTCTACAAGGACAGTAGCCAACGGAGTTTTGTTAGCATTCAAGTACTTTGCAAACGCCTGCATTGACATCTTCTTTTGATCGTTACCAAAAATACTGGTAGACGGAAGGTCAAGTTGGTACACCGTATCATTGGTCAACTCGTTATTATCATCGACTAGCATGATTGCTATGCGTTGCCGAAACCGACACGCACGGGAGTTGCCCTGTCCGGAACCTTTTATGTTTTGCTTACAATCAAAACATGTAATGTGTTGTTTACCTTCACCAACATTCTGTGAGGGTCTCCCACTCGCCTGATCGTCAGACCAACAAGTGGGAGTGTTGTGGTCGCCGGATACGAACTCACCAGCATAATACATTCTTGAGATCGGTGCAGTCTTTACTATTACAAGTTTTAAACTATCGCCCTCAAGAACCTCAACTTCTTTACCACCAACTACTTTGCGAAACGCATTCTCTCGGATACTTATCCGGTTGATCTCTGACTTCGGAGCCTCAGACTTCAGCTTAGAAAACAAGTTCTTATAGCTATCAGGCAACCCATCAGATGTCATCATCTAACTCCGACAGCATGTCTTCTACGTCGCGCTCTTCGCTCGACTTCGTTTCTTCGTACTCATTGATGACGTTCTCTATCATCTCACGAGTTACAGTACCGCGCTCAGAGCGTTCATCCCCCTCACGCAGATTATCTGCGGCTTTCTCAACCGCTGCTTCATACCGACCCTTTGGCTCTTCCTTCCGCAGTGCAGCAACAACATCTTCCACACAGAAACGGTAGGTATTACCGGCCTTTATGTAAGTCTCGCGTGGGACAAACCCGCGCTTCACCCACTGCCTAACCGTAGATACTTTGACACCTACGTGTGCAGCTAGTTCATCCAAAGTAACGTACTTTGCATCTGACACTATTTTTTCCTCCGTACAGTTATAGTGTATTCGCTATCAGCGTTAAGACCGGGCGGCAGTTTGTCAGGGTTCTCCTCAAGGAAGGTACGCATGTTGGTCTGATGGATACGCTTCTCCAGCAAATCCACAGCCTTATGCTGCATGATAAACTCGTTCATACTTTCCCAATCAGATGTCCAGAACTTGGTCTTAACTGATCGGTAGAAGGTACCGCTGGCCGTGCGTACTGACTCAGCGCCAGTAGCTTCGCAATGATCGTTAAGCACCTGCTTAAATTTAGTCAGCTTCTCGTCCAGCGCACTGAGCTTAGTGTTTAACTCGTCAGTGATAGCCGCTTTCCGATCACGGATTTTTATACAGGCGTCAACAAGCCGGTCTAACCCGACCTCTTCAGCTTCGGTCATTTCATCGTTCTCCTTTATGTTTTAGTTTGGGGGAGTGATTATATGTGCAGTGCTTTTACATTTCAAGTACTTCATTGTACAAATCTATTATTTTTGTATGCACATCTATTCTTTGGTCAAGTAGTTTGTATATTCTTTTCTCGACCGGTGAGCCTTGTAACTGTACGACTGTACAAGGATGCCTTTGCCCAGACCGATGCACCCGTGCATTAGCTTGAGCATAAGTTTCTAACGAAGCCACTGGCCCCCACCATACGATGGTATTTGCTGCGGTTAGGGTGACACCATGTGCTGCGGCTTGCGGCTGTATTATCAGGACTCTGGGATCGTCTGTGTCTTGGAATTCTTTGAACAGTTGAGTGCGCTTTGAAACACTTACGTCGCCCCGGATGATCCCGTTAGATATTTTGTCCTTAAAAAGTTTCTCAGATAGTATGTCGATGGCGTGCTTAAACGGCACAAAGACCAGTACTTTCTGACTAGCCTCGTCAATAACTTCCTTCAATACTTTGTATCTGTTCTTAATATCAAACTCTACTGTCTCTCCACTGTCGGCATAGACTGCACCGCATGAGATTTGCAGTAGCTTGTTCATAGTTACAGCAGCGTTTGGTGCAGTAACTTGTTCTCCAGCAGCCATTGTTAGCATGTGACTGCGTATAGCTTTGTAGTATTTATTCTGTTGCGGTGTCAGTTCGATCTCACGCTTGGCGTATGTCATCTCTGGTAGATCGAGGCATTGCTCCTTCGTATACCGAATTGCTGGCTGTAGTGCTGCGTGTACTTTGTTTACTGCATTGTCTTTGGGAACCCACTTAAACTGCGTCACCTTATACATGACCATCTCGCGGAATGACGAGAAGCTACGCGGTACGGCCAGTGGATTAATCATCTTGGCTAACCCGAACGCATCGAGGGGGGACTGAGCAGCAGGCGTACCCGTCATCATCCACACCCATGTCTCAGGTTTTATTATTCTGTTAAGTACTTTCCAGCGTTTTGAATTTGCGTTCTTGTAGTGTGTGGCTTCGTCTACGATTATCAAGTCGTACCCAGCCATCTGTATATGTTCTTCTACTATCTCTACACCATCGTAGTTGATGATCACAAAGTCTGAATCCCCCATGACTATCTGACGGCGCTTGTCCTTTGGCCCGTGGGCTATATCTACACTACGGTGCATTGCGAATGTAAATAGGTCAGCCCTCCACGCAGAGTCCATGATAGACAGAGGGCAGATGATCAGGACTTTATTAATGACACCTTGTTTGAGTAAGAAGTCAGCAGCCCAGATAGCAGAGGCAGTCTTTCCTGTACCTTGCTCGTTGAAGCAGAACGCTTTACTGTTTAGTGTAAGGAAGGATGCTGTAGTCTTTTGGTGTTCAAAAGGTTTGTATCGACCCGGCCAATCGTACTGACCTAGTATTGGGGACGGTACATTCTTGACGTTAAGATTGCGTAGCACTCTTGCTTCGTCTACGCCCCACTTAACTAGGACTTCGTTGTTGCCGAGATCACGGCTAGTCGGTATGGCTGTTGTGATTCTTTGGGGGTCACGAACCCGCAGGCGTAGACCCCTGTTATCAACTACTCTCATCGTTTCTCCAGTTTACTTCTTTTTCTTTCTTTCGCGCTTACTAGTTTCAGAAACTAATCGTCCACTAGAATCTCTCTTGAAGGATCGGTTGCGTGACTTGCTTTCTATCTTGGTACCGTGAGAGTTCTTGCCACCTTTGCTCAGTGCTTTCTTGTGGCTTACATCCTTGCCCTCTCGCTTGTCGGCTTTGCCGTTCTTGTTTTTGTCTACACCTTCCTTGTCTATTTTACGCCGTGCACGCTGCCGTTCCATACGATCAGCATGTTCACCACGCTTCTTCTGTTGCTCGTACTCCTTTTTGTACGGGCGCTTCTTCTTTGTGTACGGCATCATCTTCTCCCGTTATGAGGACACTCTAGTATAATGCAATGAGCCTTGCACAATCCAGTGGGTCTTGGGTTCCATACATCTGTTGCGAAAGTTTTCTCTAGGATTCCGTGTTTGGTCAGCCACTTCTTCCACAACTCCGACTCATCTTTACGTTCATACGTTTCTTTAACTAACTTGTTACACACAACAAACAGCAAACCTGCTTTTACTGTATGCACTTCTGGGAAGTGTTTGAACACGCACAGCGCCATAAGCTCCAACTGACCAACGTCAGCGTACTTGGCAGACTTGCCTGTCTTGTAATCAAACACTCTCGCTATCCCTGTATCTCTGTCCAAGATAATCAGGTCAGCTACACCTCGATACCAAACATTGTCAGCGAAAAACTCACACGGCTCCAAGTTAGACGTAATGCCCATCTTGTACTCGCATAACTTCTCACCCGGCATTGCCAGTAACTTGTCCAGCACGTTCTGTGAGTAATCGAATCGGGGGTCTAACTCATCAACCAAACCACTCACATACTGCTCTGCTGCCATGTGGTACTCGTTGCCGTACCGCATTGCTTCAGTGTTAAATTCTTCGTCGTAGTCCCTTATAACTTTCAGGTGGTAATACTTTTTCGGGCATTGTTCAAAAGTCTTTAGGCTGCTGTAAGACCATGCGGCGGTTTTCGTACCCATTCAATACAGTCTCCGTAGTTCTTCCCAACTTCCACATCCCCACGGACGGGCAGGCCAGATGCCCATTCGGGAACATAAGCCATGCAGGAATCTATGTAGTTACAAGCTTCGGTAACTTGTTCGTCCGGTACACAGCATACCACAGAGTCATGGACTGTTAACAAAACTCTGTATTCCTTTTGTATTCTCAGCATTTGTTCTGCCATTACACAACGTGCTATGGCTTGACATACATTTTCAATAACTTTACCGCCGTATATTTTGATGTACCCCATGCGGGTCTTGTAGGAGTATTGCTCTCTACCCTCTTCATCTAGCTCCATCTTCAGTTTGTTGTAGTACATACTGAGGCCGGACGGCAGTTGGATAGCATTCTCCTTCGGCAGAAGTTTCAGAACGCCCTTCTTACCCAGCGTTGTTATGGCATTACTATGCAGGCACTCCAGTGCGGTGTTAGCGTCCCGCCATAATTGAGTGATCTTGTCGTTGGTATTTCGGTACACATCCACAATCCGACGGGATTCTTTCGCGTCAACTTCTACACCAAAGGTCTTCAACTGTTCACGGAACCTGACCGCACCCATACCGTAGCCAGCCCCTAGTATTGTGGTCTTGCCTATAAACCGTTGTTCTGGCGTGACTTTTTCTACTTTGGTCTTGTAGATGCTACTAGCCATCTTCTTGTACACATCTTCACCACGATTGAATGCACTGACCAGATCGTTCTGTTCTGCCAACCACGCCAGTACTCGTGCCTCTATCTGAGCGGAATCGGCTTGGATCAGGGTGTGCCCTTCAGGGACGCAAATACATGATTTCAATACCTTTGCATTTGGCCCTCGTGATGGTAAGTTTTGTAGGTTTACCTTGTCGTACCCACCCCACCGTCCGGTGTGTGCTGCGTAATATTTGATGGGAACTGGCATCTTCTTGCCACGGGTGGCAATGTCTAGGAATCGTTCTGTTCTCGTTTCTTCTAAAGTACTTTTCAAACCTAGTCGTGCAGCTACTAAGGTCTGTACGTTTATGTCTTCGTGTTCTTGTAGCGCCTTGAAGCCTTCGTCTGTTTTGGCGAACGCATAGGTTTCCTTGCCCGTACGTGCGCTGATCTTTGTAGGGGGTTCAACCCCAGCGTCACGCAACAGTTCTGCAAACTTGTTGTTGGACATCAAGTTCTCTAGCTCGACACCACTCTGTAAAAGAAGTTTCTCTTTTTGTTCTTTAAGGTTATCAAGATGGCTGTCTAGTTTGGCTACGTCCAGTTCGAGCATAGGTTCGATAAACATACGCAGAGTCATGTCTATCACTTTGAGTTCGATCATGGGAAACCCACGCTTCTTCATAAAGATGTCAAACAGTTGGTAAGTCAACTCCACATCATTTATACAGTAGTCTCCGTACTCAGCTAGTTCTTCCTCGGTAAAATCTTCCCTTCGCTTACCTTCGGCTTTGAGTACCTCGTCCCCCTTCTGACCGATGCCATACATATCAGACAACGCTTTAAGAGATGCACCAGCATCCACCCCATGAATAGCACGACCCATACTGAGAGTATCAAAATAAACCCTACCCCTAATGCCAAACAGCCAATTAAGAATAGCCCCATCAAACAAAGTATTGTGAGCCAGTATTGCAGAGTTAGCCCAATCGTACTCATTCTGTAAATAAGTTTTGAGATCATCGAACGCTCCGCTCAACCACTTGGTCTTGCCGTCATTAACTTTTACAGCAACACCTATGACTTCAAAGTCAGGACTGCGTACGTACTGTTCAGTCGTTAACTTTCTAAAGCCAAAGGTTTTGCTGTAATAAGTTTCAAAGTCTACGGTTATTACATCCACTACAGCTTACCTTCCTTAACAAGAGCAAGACGATTAGCTTCTTGTGCAGCAGCTATTTCCTTTTTATTTTGCCCAGTGTACGGAACCGCCAATCGTTCTTTGATAAGGAGTTTCGTAATAAATCCTTTTCCCGTTTTGAACTCGCCCAGAAATCTTCCAAACTTTCCTTTCTCTTTTGTTGTGAGCGCATATGTTCTTCCCACGACGAGAGCTTCTTGAACGTACTTCTTTGCGAGGAGTCCATGAGCTTTCTCCTGTTCATTTCTTGTGCGGCATTCGGGAGTATCAATACCATACAAACGAATCCGCTGATTGTGCAGCCAAGTATCAAAACCAAGATCAATGTCAACATCTACAGTATCTCCATCCACCACTTTAACTATCGTTGCTTTGTATTCGTACACTAATTAACTCCTTTGTAAAACACATGTTTGTGTATGTTGGCTGTAACTTGTCCTGTAAAAGCCCACGCTGGGAACACCTTTGTACTGTGGTAATGAGTCGCGCCGCCTGTTATGTCGGGGATCAAACCACTTAGATGCACCATATATAACGCATCGCGCCAAGCTTGTTCGTCGTGCGGGTCTTCCGGTTTGCCGTCACAGTAAAAACTAAACTGACACATGTTGCGAATAGGGTTACCGTTCCAGTAGTAACCCTGCTTCACTACCTCGCACGCATTGTCTGGATAGCGTGGGTCTTCGATTCTGTTTCGGATCACATGAGCTACTGCAATCTGCCCTGCATCTGGTTCACCTCTAGCTTCAAAGTAGATAGCTAGGGCTACGCACATAAGAGGAGTTATCATAGCTCTCTCCTAACTATTTAGTTCTATTCCAAATGAGCCACGCTTTCCGCTGCTATAGTTGGTTGCGGCGTCTGTGAGTTTATCTTGTCTAACTTCTTATCACGCGCCCAACGCTGGTACTTACCGCGCACCTCAGTACGTGTTGGGGCATACCAGATTAACTTATCGTCACCGCTGCGTAATTCTAAACGCCAGAAATCTTTACTAACTTTTGTGATAATCATCGTTCTTCCTCTAATAGTTTTTCTCTAAGTATTGCGTCCTTCCATTCTCTGCACCACGGGCAGAACCAACCTTTGCGAAAAGCCTTCGGGTGTTCATCACCGTCCTGCTTTTCGACATACCCAAGCACCTCGACCATCTTCTGGCCGCACTTACATTGTTGCTCAAGATTCTTGTACATCTTCTTCTACAAACTCTTCCAGCTTTTCTACTGCTGCTATGATGCGTTTGCCTAGCTGTATTAGTTCTTCGGCATGTTCCTCGTCTACCTTAATTGTTATCTCTAACATGCCTGTCCCACTCCCGCTCGCGTTCTTCGTCTGGGTCAACTTCGTATGACCGCCACTTGTAATCCTCGTCCTCATCGCCTACACGGTTCGGATCATCCGGTATTGTGCGCCAATCGTTATATACTCTACCCATCATCATTCTCCTGAATATCTTTTAGAATCTCTCGCCTTAGTCTCTTGCGATCTTCGGGCGAACATTTACTTACGATCTTGATGTCGCTTAGTTTTAGTTTGTAGCTAGACGGGTTCCAATACAGTGCAGCTTCTGGATCAGTCACCAACATGTACTGCCACTTCTCTCCGTCGATGTCCAAGTAAAAGGATTCACCATTCATTAGTGTATCACTCCGTCATCGTTATGTTCAGTATGCCACTCAACTACTCGCCAAGTGTTAGACACGATGCTCATAAACTTTTCTCTTGGCATACCCATAGATATAGCCACACCAACAAGTTTGGTAAGCAGTACAGACTGCACCATGCGTACATCAGCGTCGGCATCTATACCTTCAACTAAAGCCGTCGCTACTTGTCTTTCTATCGTCGCGTATTCTTTGAGCGCACTGTCTACATCTTCTTCATCATCAAGCTGCTCTAATAACTTATCTATCTCTTCGTCTGTCATAGCTTGTCCTCCAAAGGGTCTACAAGGCGGTAAATGTTTCCTTCGTAACTAACTTGTTTTGGCCCTACAAAGCTGGGCTTAACAAATATCTTCTTTTGGTATTGCGGGTGACGCCTGTACCTCGGATGGTTCAGTGTCTTCCAATGCCCGCGCCTACGGTGTGGTTTAGGACTAGCGTGCGTGCCACCTTGATGTGGCTTCTGTGTACTGGGCAAACGATCCAGCAGTAGTATGTGTGGGCCACTAGCGTTTACCCACGGACGTTTCTCTGCAAGAGGGCCAACCGTTTTCTTTGGTGTTTCTGGTAGCTTCTCCACCGCGTGCTTCTCGCCGTACTTCATGTACGTCATAAGTTTTATACAAAGCGATAGCACACATTCGCTTAATTCTTTTGCTAGTTTGTGGCTGTTATTAAACAGGTCTATGTCATGGCGGTGCTCTTCTAACATACTTACCAAAGAGCCGTAGGCTGGGACGTAGGTATAATTCGCTTCGGCAGGATCACTATGTCCGTCCCACTTGTCCATCAAGAAGTAACCACCAAACGCTCTGTGAAAACCAAGACTTTTATCTAGCATATGGACACGCAGGTACACAGTCCGATCTGTTGGTATGTCATCTTGATGTTCAGGGAGAAAATTAAACTGAAATACATTTGGATGCTTCTCAGAAAAATGTGAGTATGTGTTACGCACACCTTCTATTTCCCTATCTATAGATGGTCGCATACCCATACTTGCTTTTTGTTGAATAGAAAGTTTATCAGGGTTAGTACACACGTATATCCACACGTCAGTGAATTCAGGACTCATGCGGGTTTTATCAACAATTTCTATAGAGTGTGCATCTGATGCGCATTTAGTTTCGGTTACGGCGCGGTAGCAGAACACAAATTCATCAAAGCTCCACTCATGCGTATCAACAACCGCCGGAACATCTGTTACGTGCCATTCGTCCCAAAGATCGTTATAAGACTTGTCCCCAAACCACAACAAGGGGCAACTTAATACCGTATCAAAATATGCTTTTTGATGCCGCTTGGGCATAACCTTTAAGTTCTTCTTAGCAATTTGTAAAAAGTCTATGTCTGGTCGTTTCATCGTTCTTCCTAGTTAAGTTATTAGTAGAGTGCGTGAATCCACACAGAGTTCCTCCACCCATTCAGAGTTCGTCTGTGCTTCATCACGGCTAACCTTAGCGCGGCCTAGTCGGCATACTCAGTCGTGCAGGAATCGCCTCGGTCACATCGATTAACCGAAAGCAGAATGAACACAACCGTATGCTGCGGGTGTTTTCCAATGCCTATCCACCGCCCGCTGGGATGGGGGCAAGGTCAGAAAATAACTAAAGACCCCTTACCCTACACAAGAATCACTTATCAAATTCTAGTATCAGTTGTTGCCACGACTGTCTGCGCGGCCCATCATGTTCTCTTGTTTCTAAAACTTGTTGCACAAGATGTACGTTATCTTCGTTTACTACCCACCCAACACCTCCGGCTTCGTTAATGTTCTCCAGTTCACGCAACTGGAGGGCGGTGGGTTTGTTCTTTCCTGCCTTGCATTCAATACCGTAGAACCAACCTTTGTAACAGACGATTATGTCGGGTACACCTGACCGTCCATAACCGCCCGTTGCTGGAAAGAAGTAGTACACATCATCCATATTCTTCAGTTGCTTCACTACTTCTTGTTTTACTTTCTTCTCTGGCGTCATCGCCATCGGTATCTCCTTCGCTGGGATAAACCCAGAACGTGTATTTACTTATGCGCCTACCGATTTCCGGTATGTCCTCAGTAGGTGGGTCGTAGCTACGCATTTTCAACACAGCTAACTTCCTTCGCATCCAGCTTGGTAAGTTGTTTATATGGTGAAGTTTAGAGTCTAGTAAGTAATCCCACTTGTTAGTGTCATCGCCCACCTTGTCTAGTATCACCTCGTCATAAACCGTGCCGTCCTTGTCTACAAATACCTCAAGCCTGAACGCATCACTCACTCGGAAACACCTCGGCAAACTCAGTAGGGTTCAAGAACACCATGCCGTGCTTACCTCCTGTGTGTAGAAAATTGTCAAGCATGAACGCACCGACGTTGGGTATGTACTTGTAATGATCCCAACTGGCGAGCAAATTCGCTTCATTGATCTGCATCGCAGCCAACTTGGATCGGATTATGTACGGCATCCCGCTTGCAGTTTCATGCACGGTGAGTTTGTCAACAAAACCTTGTGGGTCAATATACCCCTTCTGCTCTGTAGACTTCACTGTGTAACAACGAGCCACGTCATCATCACCAAACTGTGAAACAAATACAGGAACCAATGAGTTAGCTTCGTCAATTTGTTCATGCAAAGGTTTGATAGCCTCTAGGTGTTCCTTCGCTCTCTCCACAAGTTTTTCACTTGCTGGTATGTACATCTCCATGTTGCCGGTAAGCGCGTGAGCCAACCACTCCATCAACAGGGGTTTGTTGTCCTCATGCCTAACGTCTGACCAAAACTCAGTCACTTCTTTGTTAAGTGCAACTTGGTCTGTCTCCAAAACATCCTTAGCCATACTCGCCATCTTGTTATAGGAATGGGCAACGATGAGATCAAAAGTTACAGCGGGGCATCTAAGCACTTCGTTAACTGCTTTCTTAATATCGTTCGTGCGGATAGCAGCCTTGTCTGTAAGCCTAGACGGGTAGGGGTTGTTACTGTTCGCTCGTTGCTTGTGTATGAACGGCGAGATCACCCAATACCTCAATGTCTCGACACCCAGCATGTTCTCTTCCATAGTCCCTGTGACCAAAGCGCGGTACATGAGATCGCCTTTGTACTTAACACCAAGAGCGTTAAACTCGGTCGGCTCTTGGTGAAAACGATTCTCATGGGTCATTTGTATGGGCGTAGCCTCGTACCCCACACACTTGTTTATCGCAGTTTCAATGTCTTTAAGTTCCTCGTCCACATCTAACTCAGCTTTACCGTAGCTGTGCGGGTTGAAGTACTTTAGTAGGTGTCTGTTATTTAGAAAGTCTGTTATTCGCATCATCGTTCTCCTATATAAGTACGTCTAGCTTTTTGCCGACGCTTGGGTTTGCTTCTTTGTTGTTCAGGACTGCCCATAGTACAGGCATTGTCCACGTACCCCATCCTCCCCATATGTGACCGTCAGTCAGTACCACAACGCCTTCGGCTTGGATGTTGTTCTGCTTTATGTACTCGGGTACACACGTTACGTCAGTGCCGCCACCTCCCTTCGGCTTAGTTGTATTAACAAGTTCAGACAGTGGTATGGCTGTCTCACCATAGACTTCGTGCGAGCGAACCTCAGTATCCCAGTAAATCACATGTACATTGTTGATTGCCAGTGTCTCGATAATGCTACGCATCACTGACACAAACACGGTGATTTCTTTGGACTGAATACTGCCTGACGTGTCGATGGATATGACAAGATCGTCCAGCTTGTCCTGTATACGGCTCGGTCTGATGATGTCCATCGGCATGTACTTGCGATTGGGAACGCGGAACGTACCGTCCTCACCCCCGCTGCACGTATCAACACACCACTCTTGGAGGATGTCCTCCCACGGGATAACTACCTCAACAAGTTCCTCAAGGTTTTTGTTACCCCCCTTGCCGGACTTCTCTGCGGCAAGTAGTCCCTGCCGTATGGCTTCCTGTATATCGTTGACAAGTTCTCGCTGCTCTTCTTCGGACAGTGATTCAAACGCTTCGACATCATGCTCGTCCAAGCTGCCCTGCTCATTGTTAGGGACACCACCAGCTCCACCTTCCTCTTGTTCCTCGTACAGAAGTTTCCATATCTCACCCTCAAGCATCCCGTCGTACTTGCTATCGTACAACGCACCGTCAGGTAGCTTGGCGAATCCATCCACCCGATTCTCTGCCACGATCTGCCCGTTGATGCGGTAATCCCACACCATGTTGGCCAGCTTGGGGTTGATCTTGTACATCCAAAGATAGTTCGGCATGTGCATGTAAGTCGGGTGATACAACTCGTGGATGAGCAAACCCCGTATCTCTTCATCGGTCAGAGTTTCTATATACTCGTACCCAAAGACAAAATCTCTGAAATTTGTGTAGGCGGTAGGTACACCGCGCTCCACCCGTATCTCACCCAGTTGTGCCACACCTGACAGTGCTGCGTAGCGGTCATGGTCTAGCACTCTGGTGAGTTCACGGTTCAACCGCTGCTCGGGTGTCAGTGCCATATCTAGTGCAAACATTTCATCGTCCTCGTAATTATTATCCGAACAAGTGTGAGTTAGCTTCGGCCCACTTCTGATACTGCGTGTTACCGGCAACTGCTCGTAACTTCTTCTCAGGGTATCCCTTAACGCGTGTACCCATGCCGAACAACGCTTGGTCAACATTGGTAAAGCCTTCGCGCATCAGGTAGGTCATCCACGGTTCAGCGAGTTCCTTGTCCATGTCGCTCAGAGTCCGGCTGATCAACAGACACCTAGCTGCACCACTCTTGGGGATAGGCGCACCCATCGGGTTCTGTATGATCTGGTCACGCGTGGGTATCTCACCCTGCATCTTGAAGTAGGTCATCATGTTGTTCGCTGCCACTGGGCCAACGGTTCCGACCAAGCCATTGAGCAACACTCTCTGATACTTCTTCTCAAGGTCTCCACCTTGCTGGTACACCCCGTTGTCCTTAGCTGCCTCAATGCGACGGTCATACGCATAGAACACATGCGACGCGTGCTCCATAGATCGGCCCGTGATGTACGCGACGGGCTTGTTAGCTGCACGGGGGTCGTACAGTTCGGGGTACTGACCGATCTCTTCATGCTCAAGGAAACAGGAAAAGATGTGGTCGTTCTGGTTAGCGTACGACAGTATGAAAGGGTGAACAGCCCTGCGAATAGCCCAGCCCAACCACTCCATCTTGGTGGGTACTTTGTACGTCCGTACCTGACAGCGATTGATACCATGCGGTGGTAACAAGTCACCCAAGCCTTCTGCTGCTAGGTTAGTGGTGGCGAACACAATCGAATCAGGGTGCAGTGCGTCACCTCCGGCCCGACGTTCGTACAGGATACGCAGCACTGCATTGAATGCGGAGCGCGGCATCTTGCCGATCTCGTCGAACATTATGATCACTGGCCCCTCAAGATGTAGGCCCAGTTCTTCGTGGGGTACGGTCAGAAACGTCTTGCCGTCCTCACCGTACTTGATCATAAAGAAGTCACCAGAGTCGGACTTGGTGGTGCAATCTATATAAACAAGTGTATATCCCTTGAATCTAGGCATCTCGCCCAGCGTGTGTAACATGGCCGACTTACCCCAGCCCATTGGCCCCTGAATGATCAGGGAAATCTCGTGGCCCAGATCAGCGATGTCTTCGATCAGCTCATCGTGAGAGTCGGCGTATTGCATTACAGTATTGAGTTGCATTTCTAGTTCCTCGTTGGTTGTGGTTGGTGGTTATAGGGTGGGCAAGTTCTTGATGATCTCGTCCACTTGTTGCTTGGTTTCGTGGCGCAGCGTATCTGATGCTTTCAACTGCGGCACACTGACGGATGTGAGCAAGTCCCTGATCTGCTGCTGGGATGCCTTCACCTCCGGATTGTCATAGATGTTGCACACGTCCAGCATGTTGACGTAGCGCAGCACGTTGTCCAGCAGGGTGTCATGGAACCCACGGCATGAGGACTTAAACTTCCGCTTTGCGTCCGGATCAATGTCGCGGTCGGTGAGTTGTTCCGACACGTTCTCGATAGTCCTTCGCACATGATTGAAAACATGTTCCAGAGAGTCACGCAGTGCGTTGTCGGTAGCACGGTGGAAGTCCTCAGTCATCTCGTCGATACCGTCCTGCTCTACCTGACTACGGAAGTCACCCTGTAGCGGTACGGGGTGCGGGGTCAGATTCCAGCCGATCTTGTCCTTAACTTGTTGTAGAGATGGATACTCAGCCGGATTGAAGTCATCACCCAGTTCGATCTGGTTATGCGCCATGATCGTGGGATACTCCGCGACAAACTTGTCCTTGTTGGCCTGCATCTCGTCGAACACTTTACGCACTTCTTCTTTAACGTCGATGTACCGGTAGTTCGGACAGAGATACCGCCCGTGATCATACGGCGCACAGTGCTTCTTCACTATGTTCCGCGCCTCGTTGCCCAGTGAGGTAATCGTTTTGAGTAGTGGTGAGTCGATCAGAATCTTGTCGATCTTGTGCCTACCCACCTTCGCATTCCGGCTACGTGAGTGTTCAGCACCGGCACGCTTGTCGGTCTTTTTGAATGACGGTAGGTGGACTTCTACAGATAGAAGCACGGCATTCTCGCGCAGTCGCTCCATTGGTGAGCGGGTGTTGTTCAGTTGAATTACGTTTGGATTATGTTGCATTTCAATAGTCCTTCGTTAAGTTGTTTGTGAAATTGTGTAGCTGTTTGTGCATTGTTGCACTCTTTTGCATTGATGGCAA